TTTTTTTAAAAGTAAATCTATGTCCACTGAACTAGCAGTATCATGCACTGTTTGAACTGTTTTTACAATTGCTACTGCGGAAGTCGCTACTGTTAATACTGTAGTTAAGTTAGTAGTTGTTAAATTAAATACTGTACTTTTATACTGTATGGTCATGATAAAAAGTAATTATACGTATCTTGTTCTTCTTTCAAGTCATTTTGAAATGAAAAATTAAGTTGATCTTTTACTGTAGCAATAGACTCTAAAATTTGTCTTTGATTGTCTACTTCATACTCTTGTTTCGGTTCAGGTATATAGGCAGTTACTTTAGCCATTATCTACCACCATAGTTTCTTTCGTTAGCTGTACCTTTGCCAGAAACTCCACCTGATTTTCTTTCAAATGCCATACCTGGTCCACTAAATGTAGATCTACCAATTGATCCTAAACTCTCTCCTCTATTAGATCTATCTTCCATTTCTGCTCGTTGTAAGTTTCTTAACTCGGCTACTCTTGATCTACTAATATCTGTCTGCGGTGTTTTTCTTCCTACTATATTTTCTATTCTTTTTTGCATAGCTCTTGATAAACCATAATTAGTTGGTTGACCAAATTTACCGCCTGTAATCATATTTAAAAAACCACCGGATACAGGGTTATAGCCTTTCATAATACCTGAGGCTATTGAACCAGTGCTTGTTAGTCCTTCTGGGCTATAGAAATTTCGTATACCTGTTGCTCTAGGATCTTGTTTAGGTAAAAAATTTCCTAAATTACTTCCAGGAATTAAAGATTTAATTAATTTCATAATACCTGATTCTTCTTTTTCACCTGTTAATGAATCTACTTGTTCAACATCTTCTTCATTAGCAACACCATAAGAAGTATCAATACCTAAATTTTGTAAAGGTGCCTGTTGCATGATGCCTGTTGTAGGAAATATGCTTTGAAATCTTCTTGGATCAGGAGGTACAATACTTCCACCCATAGTTTCTTCTAAAGTCATAGGTACACCAATATTTCTTTGACTTTGATTAATTTGATTTACAAGATCTAGTTGATTTGTCTCAGAAGCAGGTACCATAATACCTTTTGGTTGTTCTATAGGTACATATCGAAGACCACCTGATGAATCTAAAACTGTATTAAAACCAGTACCATAATTTGGCAAAGTTATTTTATCTGGTTCTGATGCTCCCGCTTTACCTATATTAAAAAAATCAGCTATTTTTTGTAATATACTTGGTTTTTCTTCTTGTTGAGTTTGAGCTTGATTTATATAATCCTGAGCTTGAGCGACTATTTCAGGTACATCACTATTCAACATAGTATTTAATTGTTGATCTGATAAACCCATTCCATAACTAATCGAATTTTCTGCCATTATCTTCGTCCATCTGGTTTTGCATCCAGTCTAAGAGTACCATAACGCCAGGTTTCTCCGACTGCATCATTTTCTATTTTAAGTGCTACTAATCTTGCTCTTGCACGAGTATCTACTTTATCAGTAGAAGTAGTTATTGTAAAGGGTCCAAGTGGAGAACTTACAGCTGTGCCATTAGGGTAATCATTTAGAAGTAAAGTAATTTTTGAGTTTCCTTCTAATACCTGAAAATCAGGTATAAATCTTTTAACTGACATAATATATTCACCATCTCCTCTAAAGTCTGCAACACCTGTTTGAGTTCCTAAAGCACTTGATCTACTTGCTATATCATAATCACCTGATTGAATAAAAGCATCAATAGAGGTTGTACCAGATGAATTTATTTGATCGGTTCCGGTTTCATGAGCATAGTAAATGGATGCACCATATTTATTTGTTATACCTTGAATTGGAAAATTAGGTAAAGCGGTTGAATTGTATTCCGTTGCATAAGGCAAATCAAAAAGTCCTTGATCTAGATAACTGGTTCTAGCTAATGATGAAGTAGTCCAACATTTTTCTGCGTAATTATATACTACACATCTGGTAATTTGTTGAGATCCAAACTCAGGATAAAACCAATTAATTTCATTATACAAAGTATTATGCTCTGCATAAACTAATTGATTTGCACTTTGATTAATTCCTAAATTATCTCCTGTTGTGCTAAATATAAAGTCTTCAACTTCACAAGGAATAGATTTTACAGTACCATCATAAGCAAAAAATCCACCTTCACCAGACATCCAAAACACAATACCATTAGAATAGCTTAATGCGTTCTGTCCAATCAATCCACAGTTAGTGCCAACTTGTCTAACTGAAAAAGTAAATGGTGGTCCAACAAATTGAATTACATATGCTGATGTATCTGTTAAAACCAAAGTATAATCTTTACCAGACACTGCTCCAATAATTTCATTACCTTTATCTAATCTAAATGTCCCTGCAGTATTGGTTGCTGTTGGTTGATATACGTTAAAATTTTCTTGATCACTAAATCTAATAAACATTGGATCTTGTGTTGTACTATCTCCAATTGTTGTCTCTGTTCCAAAATGAAATACATGTCTATCTCTATCAGATACTTGAGTTAATCTTGTTTTAGTGGGAGCACCAGACATAACAACTGCTCGGTTTGATCTAGGAGTTGCTGCGCCTGCATCCCATGTAAATGTTTTACCATTATGAATAGTTGCAACAAGTATTTGACCAAAATTATCTAAAGACCATAAACCTGGATCCAGAACCACGTTACTAGTTGCACTTGCAGTTCCCCATGTACCTGAACTCCATGTGTCTGTACCCCAACCTAAACCTGCGGTTTGAAACGTTGGACCAACTATTTCATATGGATCTATTTGTGCTGAACCGGTGCCAGATGTAGTTCCAGCTGAATTAGAAGGCATAGTTATTTCAAATGTATTTGCAGTTTTATTTCTTACTTCAAAAGTATTATCTTCAAAATCAGATGTTGCATAACCTGAACCTGTTGGAACCGTAACAGATGAAAATGTTACATATCTTCCATCTAATAAACCATGTGATGTTTTATTTACGGTAACTGTTGGAGATCCGGATGTTGCATCGAAGGTAGCTCCAGTGATAACATCATCATCTAAAGGACTAATGTCAAAAAACTCACCTGCATAATATAAAAACAAACCTTGTGAAGTTCCTATTGCTACATATTTTTCTCCAGCGATACTAGCAAACGCATGTTGTGCCCTTGCTGAACCTGGTAAAGTATTGTTTGAATTAGTAAGTTGACTCCAACCACCTATTTTCTCAGGTAAACCATATCTAAATCTCACAAAATCGCCATCAATCCATCGACTTTCGGCTCCTGATTCTGTGACCATTTTGTCAAAACCGGCTTTAAAATTAAGTTTTTGTAACATAAATATCCAAATATTATAAAAGAGACAGCGGGTGGTATGTGGTGGTGTCCGCTGCCTCCATTATAGTATACACTATAAATCTATAGTATCAACTCAGTTAAATCATTATTTGAGCCTATTGTACCTTTATAAAAAGTATTAAAAGCTAAACTTATTCTAGTATTAGTGCCTTGTTTAGTATCTACTTGATGAGTAGTTGATGATGGAAACATTAATAATTGACCAGTTTCTACAGGAAGCCACCATGTATGAGAATTCCAAATATTATATTTATCTATTTCTGGTTTTATTTGTTGATAGCGTATTGGATTTGAAAATTTAATTTTATCATTTTCTTTATCACAATCAAAATATAATACACCTGATACAACTGAATTTGGGTGTTCATGAGTATGATGATATTCATTTTCTTCTGTATAGTTCAACCACGATTGAGTTATGTAAAGTTCTATATTGTTTTTAGGAGATATAATTCTTTCTAAATAATCTTTACAACATTGATCTAAAAACTTTTTAATATTTTTAAATTCTTTTCTATTTAATATGTAATTATCTTTTGTACTAATATTTCCTGTGTTTTTAGTATAATGATTTTTTTGTTCCTTTAAAAAATGTAATTCTTGTTTTGTAAATTCTCTATCTATTTTTGTAGAATAAATAGGAATTGGAAATAAACTTTCTATTATAGGTTCTTTCATTAATAACACCAAGATACAAAAGAAAATCTTGTTCCTTTCTTTACAGGTTTAACTAAATGTGGATATAAAAATACAGATGGAAATATTATTAAATCTCCAGCTTTAAATTTAATTTCGTAATCATCAAACATTATAAACTCACCACCTTCATAATCATCATTTAAAACACACACAATACTTAAAATAGGGATACCTTTTATTTCTCCTTTAAATAAACTTTTAATGTGGTCTGCATGTTTAGACATAATTTGATTTTTATTATATCTATTAAATCTTATTTGACTAAAACCTGACCAACCATCAAACTCTTTTCCACCAATTTTTTCAATAACAATATATCTTTCTAATGCTTTCCAAGTTAATTCATGAAATTCTTTTAAATAGCTAAGTTTATTTCCATAACATACATCAAGTTCTTTATTTCCATTTTTTGGTTTTGATTCAAATGTTAATGGATTAGTAAAGGTATGTTTTTTCCAAGTATTGTCATCAGATAATTCTTTTATAGATTTATCTATAATATTTTGAGGAATCCAATTATCTAATTTAAGTATATAATTTTTTAAATTCACACCACTAATTTAATTTATATTTATTTCAAATCCCAAGTTTGTGTTGATTCATTCCAAGTATAGTCGTTATCATCATCTGGATAAGCAACTGGTGCTTCCCATAAACAAGTTGTTTCGTTTAGTGTCCAACTATTAAAAGGTTTTGGTGGAATAAAAGCATCTTTATCCTCATCATAAGTATAACCTATTCCTGCGTAATTTTTTCTTAAAGGTGTTCCATCTGTTAAATGAACTCCTCCTCTTGTGTTGTAAGAAGTTTGTTTCCAAACAGCCCAACCTGTTAATTTTGTTAAAAAATCTATTCCATTTACTTCTTGTTCTACACCATTGGCATCATGTAAAACTTCATTTACTACAGATTGAACTTCAATCACTTTTCCATTTAATCCTATTTTTGCAAAGTTAGCCATTATCCTGTATAACTCCCTGATCCGTTAAATTGCATTATTGTATTACTTCCACTTGTTGTAACTGTTGGAGAGCCTGTTGTTGTACCTGTATAATCTGCTGTTGGTACACTTAAAATAACAACACCTGAACCACCTGCTGCTCCAGGTCTGTTTAAATTACTATTTCCACCACCGCCACCACCGCCAGTATTTGCTGTACCTGCTGTTCCACCTGTAGAACCTGGAGAAACACCAGCAGCTCCACCACCTCCAGCACCTCCAGCACCTCCTGAATTTCCTCCACCACCACCTGCTCTTGTAACTGAAGAACCTGTTATTGAAGATGCTGCACCAGCACCTCCAGCTCCACCGGGACCATCAGCTCCTACAGCACCAGCTCCACCGCCGCCACCGCCGTTACCGCCAGCAGCTCCACCATTATTTCCTTGACTTGGAGTTGTAGAAGGTGTGTTTCCAGCACCACCTGAAAAAGATCCACTAGCACCACCGCCACCAGAACCACCAGCTCTTCCATTAAAAGCACCACCACCGCCACCACCACCTGCTGAAGTTATAGTTGTTAAACCTGGACCTGAAATTGAAGATGCTGTACCATCGTTTCCTATACCACTTGGATTAGTTGCACCACCACCGCCTACTGTTACTGTAACTACTGTTCCACTACCTACTGATTGAGTAGATGTACGATAACCTCCTGCGCCACCGCCACCTCCACCATCTTCACCACCACTACCACCACCAGCTATTACTAAAAAATCTATATCTGGTGCTTGTGGAACTTCATCAGCAACTGCATCATCAACTGTAGGAATCCAACCTTGTGTTGCACCTGAATAAACTATTCTAACTGATTGTCCTGTTGTATCATATTCTGGATTAGGTGAAGTAAATCCTTGAAATTTTAAACCGTTTTGATTTATAGTAACTGCATTAGATCCCCAAGTTCTTAAATAATCTACAATTACAATGGTATCACCTACGGAAGCAGAGGCAGGTAATGTAACTGTAACAGCTCCACTTGTTGTATTAATCCAATAACCTTCACCTCCAACTGCTGTAAATGAAGAAGTTTTAATTGATGATTGCCATGATATAACGCCTTCTACAGCACCATTATCAATAACCGTAGTTCCGTCTGAAACAACACCCATTATGAATCTCCTTTTATCTTAGATAAATTAATTTTAAATTTTTCTCTAGATATATTATTGATTATAAATATATCATTTTCACCTTCTTGTAAAGTCCAACTTCCTTTAGTTCCATCTACTATATTTCCTTCAGTTTTTGCTTCATTAGATAAGTGTAGATCTCCAGTATATAAATTTCTCCATACATTACCAGAAGCTCCTAGATCATATGTATCATTTGCTCCTGGTACAATATTTCCTGTAGCAGTAATAGCCCCTGAAGTAATAGCCCCTGTAGCAGTAATAGCCCCTGTAGCAGTAATAGCCCCTGTAGCAGTAATAGCCCCTGAAG